TGCTTTTACAAAACAAAATTTAGTCGTTAGTGGAGATTATGTTTTTTACCAGCCTCCCGCCGACGACTCCTGCCAAGACCTCAGGTTTGTCGCTCGCTTCAAACATCGCGGTCCTGTTACCAAAGCCAAGTTCATCAAGACTCTGATCAAGCACTATACCGTCGAGGCCTACTTCGCGCGACTCGGCGGAGCCTACAATGCTCAGGGTGAAGCGCCCTTGCAGATCCTGATGAACGATGACATCTTGATGTTCCACTACGGTGAGAACGGTGGTAACAACTACTTCACCCTCGAAGGGAAGGTTCTCTAATGACCTACGAACAGTTTGACCAGAACTACGCTGATGAATTTCATTTGGTTAACTACCATATGAATTACATCATGGATAACCATGATCCTTCTGAGCGTACGATCAGCAATGGCGAATCTCTTATCGAGGCGGCCGAATCCGGTTATCTCTATGAAGAGTTTCGTGATTACTGGATTGAGAAACAAAAATGGGTCATGACCTATAAGTTCGGTTGAAAGGATATCTGATGACTGCTCCCTCGCATATCACCACGAAGCTGTGGAAGACGTGGATCGAAACCAATCCTGAGCTTGCTATGGCATCTACCGAGAGGTTCTGCATGCAGGCCGAAGAGAACGGCATGTTTAAGAAGATGCATGACACGGACGGCTATATCTATCTCGTGGCTTCGGTCCGTCTAGACGATCTTGATCAATATTACGCGTAAGGATATACAATGACTGATAACGTTTGGGATACGCTGATTAAAATTGAGCAGTATTTAGAATCGCAATTTTACGCAACTGGTAATATTATTAATGAACCTGGAATGGATCGTTTTAATCAACCCGGCTGGGTGAACAAAGTATGGGCATCTGATAATTATCGACGTGCTCATATTGATGTTGTAGATGCCCGTGAAAGCAAGGGTCTTTGGATGATGCACTGTTGCGTTTTCCCGCATAGGCACAACCCTGCTCCCATTTTTGGGTTCGATGTTATAGCAGGCAAAAACAAAATTACTGGGTGTTTTATCGACTACAGTCCAACTGGCGATAAAGAACATCCTATGATTAAGAACTTTGGCGAGGAAGTTGGACGCTATGAATGGAACAAAAAGCGCACCTTGCCAGATTGGGCTCAACGCATTTTTAGCGGACATATGGTTGCTGTTGGAAATGTAAGTAATGAAAACGAATTAAATCAGCTTACAAGTCTAGCACATACATTAGTTAATCATTACTTAGAAAATGTGGGTAAAACTAATAATACAGCTAACGATACTATAGAATCACAAAACTTTTATTGTGAGAATCAAAAGCAAAACCCGCATACATCCAAGGTTATGGTCAGTTTAGGTCTTAGTGAAGAAGATGTATATACTTTCATTCAGGATTGCCTGTTCCCTAGAGTAAATTATAATGATTGATAATTGCATGCAAATTTATTTCGTAAAACTTCAAGAGGCCGACAGTCTTCGTGACATGGCTATTGAGTTTATGGTCAATGGTGAGACTGAAGAGTTCTTTGCGATTCAGTCGGAATATGCTACTGCTATGAAGCAGCGCCTGCAGATGGAGAATGGACGCTGAGTGAAGGCTTTAACAAAATTATTAACATTGGAGAAAAAGAATGATTGGACTTAAGCAAAATTGGAAAACGAAGGAAGGCCTGAGGATCATCACGATCAAGCTGCTTGGTGGCGACGAAGTGGTATGTCGCTTGGATTCGCATACCGCAGATCATCTGAAGATCACCAAGCCACTCGTGGTGATGATGCAGCAGCAGGGCTTTGGGCTCATGCCTTTCATGCTCACGGGTGATCCTGATGAGGCTCTGGAGATTCCGATGAGCGTTGTCATTGGAGTCAGTCTAACGACCAAGGCGGTAGCCGACCACTACATGCAGCAGACGTCAAGCCTCACTGTCCCGACATAAGCGGTTTACTTAATTTTCTGACTATGGTATAGTTAAATCATGGTTGGTGATATCACAATTCTTGGAAACGCTTCAAAGGCACTGCGCTCCGATATAGGGGCTGCGGTGCCTTTTTACCTTAACCTCCTCCTGCCTGATGGCCAATGGGATTCTTTGAAAAAGAACCTCTCGATCGAGATCGTTCTCAAAGACTCAGACGAAGACGGTGGCGCTGGGTGGACGATGGCGATGGAAGAAGATCACTACGTCATCGAACTCTACAAGGATTTTGTTGAAGCACCCTTGCTTCAGACTCTGGCTCACGAGATGGTTCACGTAAAGCAATACGCTACCGGCGAACTCCGTGAAAAGCTGCGGAATGGCGAAGCCGATCTCATCTGGAAGAATCGCCGGTGGTCTCCTCCGGAGGGTCAACACGAGTACTGGGATTGCCCATGGGAAATCGAAGCGTTCGGCCGTGAGTACGGTCTTTACAAACGCTTTCTCGAAGCCACTCAAAACTGATATACATATATCACAACGCGTGATAAGAGGAATTATGACTAAAAGCATCGAATCAAAATACAAAAAACTCTCAGAGGTAGAACATGTCCTGCATAGGCCAGGGCGATACATTGGTTCTATCACTCCACATACGTCTATCGAATATGTTGCTGCACTCGCTCTCAATTCAGCGATGAAGATGGTTCCGCGAGAGGTCACATACAATCCGGGCTTTCTGAAGTTGTTTGATGAGGTAGTTTCAAACTCGGCTGACCACTCAAAGCGTGAGGAAGGTAAGCACCTTGACACCATCAAGGTTGAGATTGATGATGCAACTGGTTTAATCTCCATCTACGATAACGGTGGTATTCCTGTCATTAAGCACTCGGAATACGATCAGTGGATTCCGGAAATGATCTTCGAGCTTCGTGCCGGATCGAATTTCGATGACTCTGATGAAACAATGGTAACCGGTCAGAATGGCGAAGGTGCCGCTCTTACGAACATCTTCTCTCACGAGTTTGTGATTGAAACATGTGATGGCCATAATAAGTTTAAGATGGTCTTCAAAGATCACTCTCAGGACCGTCGAGAGCCGAAAGTAAGTCCAGCCGAGGGATCTAAGGGTTATACTAAGATCACCTATAAGCCGGATTTCGAGAAGCTCGGGATGGATTCCCTCGATGACGACAACTATGCAATGCTAGTGGCTCGAGTCTATCAGGTCGCAGCAGTCAATCCTCATCTAAAAGTGTACATCAACGGTTCTCGCATTCAGATAAAGTCCTTCAAGGACTACATCGAGATGTTCGGTCCGGAAGATTTTGAATACGTATATGATGAAAATCCAAATTGGAAGGTTGGCATTTCTTCAAGCGCTGAAGGATTTCAACACGTATCTTTTGTAAATGGGACTCACACCAAGATCGGTGGAACACATATCAATTATGTTACCAATCAGATTTGTGATTCTCTTCGTGCATTCATTAAGAAAAAGCATAAAGTTGATGTTAAGCCTTCTGATCTGAAGCAACATCTCATGCTCTTTATTGACGCTCAGATCGTCAACCCTCGTTACTCTTCTCAAACAAAAGAAGATCTTATCACTGAAGTGAAAGACTATAAGACGTCTTGGTCGCTTCCTGATAAGATTCTAAATAAGCTCGTAAAGTCTTCTATCGTTCAGTCAGTCCTTGATTGGGCTCAGGCAAAAGCGATGCAGGAAGAAATGAAAGAGCTGCGTAAGCTTAACAAGGAAACAAGCAAGGCTGATCCTCGCCGTGTTCCAAAGTTTAGTGATGCACTTGAGCGTAAGGAACGTAACAAATGTATCCTCTTCCTCACAGAAGGTGACTCGGCTGGTAAGTCGGTTCAGGCTGGACGCGGTAAGAATCCATACATTGGAAGCTTTCCGTTGAAGGGTAAACCACTCAACGTTCGTGACATGTCATCTTACAAGAAGGTTCTTGAGAACGAAGAGATCAAGAAGATTCTCACTATCATCGGTCTGAACATCGGTGAAAAGGTAACATTGGTCAGTGACCTACGCTTTGGTAAGATTGCCTTTACCACTGATGCTGACGTTGACGGAGCTCACATCTCTGGTCTTCTTATGAACCTGTTCGAGCACTTCTGGCCAGAACTGTTCGACCTTGGTGTAATCCACATCTTCCGTACGCCGCTCTTGAAAGTGAACCTGAAGGGCAAGAAGGTACTCGAGTTCTTTACCGAACGAGAGTTCAAAGACTGGCAAGAATCCACGAAGGAAAAGAACTGGTCCTTTAAGTACTATAAGGGTCTCGGTACGTCGTCTGCCGCAGAGTTTAGAAATTACTTTGAAAACATGGAAAACTATCTTTTCCAGTTTACTTTAAATGAGAAAGATGATAGAGATGCTATAGACCTGGCATTCAATCACGAACGTGCCAATGATCGTAAGGAATGGCTCAAGACACCTGCCTTGAGCTTCGAAGACTTTATCAACTGAGGTTATCATGATCCGTTCAATCAAAGCTAAGCACTTCATGAATTCCGCTTTCAAGGAATTCTCACTTTACGATAACGTAAGGTCGATTCCAGCCATTCAGGACGGCCTGAAGCCTTCTCAGCGTAAAGCACTGTATGGAACTACTCTTCGTGGAGAGAGTGCCTCAGAGATTCAGGTAGAGCGTCTTGCAGCCTATATCGCGTCTGAAACTGATTATCATCATGGCACCGGCTCGATGGAATCGACCATTGTTGGCATGGCAGTCGACTACACTGGTACGAATAATATGAACGTTTTCGTACCAAGCGGTCAGTTTGGTTCTCGCCTAACGAAGGAAGCTGCAGCTTCTCGTTACATCATGACTCAGTTGTCAAAGAACTATCGTAAGCTCTTTAAAAAAGAAGACGAGTGTATCCTCGAGCATAACATCGTTGACGGTGAAAAGATCGAGCCGAAGCATTACCTGCCTATTCTTCCTCTGGTTCTTATCAATGGATCTCAGGGAACTGGAACCGGCTATGCTTCTTACATCATGAATTATAATCCAAACGATATTAAGAAGGCAATCCTGGAAGTCCTTGATGGAAAGAAGCTAAACAAGTATCGTTTGAATCCTTGGTATAACGGATTCAGTGGCACCATCACTCGTGATAAGAACAGCGGCCAAGTTTCGATCACTGGCAAGCTGGAAGTGAAGAACTCTACTACGATTCATATCACTGAGCTGCCAGTAGGTTTCTACCTCGATCAGTACAAAGATCATCTCGTAAAGCTCGAGGACGAAGGGTTTATCAAAGACTTCGAAGATCGCTCGACTGAAGAGGGATTCGACTTCCTCGTCACGTGTCCTCGTACCACGACTACTTTGACTGAGACTCGCTTGTACGAGAAGTTCAAGCTGATCTCTCGTGATACGGAGAACTATACGCTCTGGAACGAAGAAGGTTCACTCGAAAAGTTTGACAGTGCAGAAGACATCATCACTCGCTTTGCTGACTGGCGCCTTGGTTGCTACGAGACTCGTCGTCAGAAGTTGATCGCTGAAACAAAGGAGCAGATCGACCTCATGAACGAGAAGCTTCGATTCATCCTGTTCTATCTCGATAACACAGAGGCTTTCCGCAGTAAGAACAAGAAGGATCTGATCGAGCTCCTGACTCAAAACGGCTTTGAGTCTTACGATAAATTGCTTCAGATGCCGATCTGGAACCTCACGAAGGAAAAGATCGCAGAGCTAGAGGATTCTATCACTCAGAAGAAGACCTATCTCCAGTCACTAATGGTAACCACTGCAGTTAAGATGTACAGCGCCGAACTGCTGGAATTTTCTTACTAAAAACTATTTCCTTTATTTTTTATTCTATGGTAGATTGAGAGAGTAAGGAAAGGAAAAAACATGAAAGTTCAAACCTATACCACTCCTCGCCA